CAAGGGCATTCTCAAGCTCGTCGTAGAAAATCAGGACCGAGCGCGGGTGGTGCGCCTTCGCAATCAATGGGTGCCGATTGACCCGCGGTCCTGGAACGCCGACATGGACGTCGAGGTGGACGTCGCCCTCGGCGGCGGCACCGAGGAGCAGCAGGTCTCTGTGCTGACCTCCATCGCCCAGAAGCAGGAGCAGATCCTGCAGACGATGGGGCCGCAGAACCCGCTCGTGACGCCGCAGCAGTACCGGAACACGCTCGCGCGTCTGGTGCAGGCCTCTGGCTTCAAGAACGCCGACGAGTTCTTCTCGAACCCGTCGCTGATGCCGCCGCAGCCGCCCCCGCCGCCCCCGCCGCCTGACCCGGCGATGATCTTGGCCGAGGTTGAGCGCCAGAAGATCATGGCGGACATCCAGAACAAGCAGGCGGAGCTGGAACTCAAGCGCCAGCAGATGCTGCTTGAGGATGACCGCGCGCGCGACAAGCAAGAGGCGGAGATGATGCTGCGCGCCTACGAGATCCAGCTGAAGAGCGGCACGGCGGTTGACGTCGAGAGCATCAAGGCGATGATGGCCGAGCCGCGCGTGGCGAGCCCGAGCGTGCAGCGCCCGGTGGTGCCGGAGATTGTCCCGTTTGAGCCGCCGCCGGTTGCGCCGATGGCGCCGCCGGTCGGGTGATGGGCGATGCAGGAGCTGATTGTCCCGGCGCCGCCTAACCCTAACCTGGCGCCGCAGGCATACTTCCCGCAGTACCATAATCAGCTGAACAACCAGTTGAGGCTCTACCTCAACACCCTGGCGAGCAACCAGCGCGAGATCGTCGAATTCATCAACGGCCTGACGAACTTGAACCTACTCAGCAAAAACAACTTCGACGCATTCGGGCGCCTTCGCGTCTCGCAGCCGTTTACGCTGTTCGACAGCCAGAACCGCTACGCTGCGGACCCGTCGTTTGATACATCGCTGACGGGATCGGGGACCTCGACGTTCCTCACCAATGAGTCGGCGGTGAGCCTGGCCGTGACCACGGCGTCGGGCGACAAGGTGATTCGGCAGACGAAGCGATACTTCCCGTACCAGCCTGGGAAGAGCCTGTTGGTGCTTTCGACCTTCGTGATGGCCGCGGCAAAGACCGGCCTGCGGCAGCGGGTCGGATACTTCGACGCCAACAACGGGGTCTTCCTGCAGCGCAACGGCGCGGAGCTTTCGTTCATCGTGCGGACGTACACGAGCGGATCTCCGAGCGACACGCGCAAGGTCGCGCAGTCTTCGTGGAACGGGGACAAGCTCGACGGCAGCGGCGCGAGCGGCATCACGCTCGACACCACCAAGGCGCAGATCATGTTCGTCGACTTTGAGTGGCTCGGCGTGGGGTCGGTGCGCGTCGGGTTCGTTATCGACGGCCAGTACATCACGGCGCACACGTTCGACAACGCCAACGAGGTGACGTCGGTCTATATGCAGACCGCGACGCTGCCGCTGCGTCTTGAGATTGAGAACACGGCCGCGACCGCATCGAGCTCGAGCATGAAGCAGATCTGCTCGACGGTGATCTCCGAGGGCGGCTACGAGCAGACCTCCATCGAGCAGGTGGCGCGGCGCACCACCACCCTGACCGGCATCGGGACGTCGTTCGTGCCGCTGGTGTCGATCAGGCTAGCCTCTGATTCTCTTGGGGCGGTGATTCTGCCGAAGCAGATTCGCGTGCTTCCGATTGCGAACGGCGAGTACGAGGTGGCGCTGATACGGAACGCCACCCTTACGTCGGCGTCATACGACACGACCACATTCCCGAGCGTGGACTTTGATGTCTCCGCGACGGCGATGTCCGGCGGCGATATTGTGTTGAACGAGTACGCGACCGCGAGCAACCAATCCGGCGCGCAGTCGCAAAACGATCTCGTGTACGACTTTGACATGCAGCTTGGGTCTACCATCGCGGGCGTGAGCGACGTCTACACGGTCGCTGTCCGCATCTTGAGCGGCACCGGGTCCGCTATCGGGTCTTTGGCTTTCTACGATTTGACGGCATAGGTGATTCTATGAGCAACGCATTCATGGGGCAGCGCCAGTCGGCCTCGCCGTTTGGCTTCGGCGGCTACAGCGGCGGGTACTCTCCGCCGCAGATGATGGAGCCGTCCTATGGCGGATTCAGCCCGTTCGGCGGGTTCGATGGCGGCATGGGCGGCTTTAACCCGTTTGGCGCCGGCGGCTACGGCACGACCTTCGGCGGCTTCGGGATGGGCGGCGGCGGTCGCTTCGGCGGCGGGATGCGCGCGCCGGCCTACGAGCCGACCATCAACGACGCATTCTCCCGCTACTTCTCGCAGCAGTATTATGGCGGGCCTGCCTTCGACCCGTTCGCGGCGACGTCGTTCTTCGGCGGCGGGTATGGCGGCGGATTCGGCTTCGGCGGCGGTGGTCGCCCTGGCGGCGGGATGGGCGGCCGGATGCGCCGCCGGCGGCAGATGTTCGAGGACCTCTTCCGGCCGGAGCAGCCGCCGCCGTATAACCCACCCACCATCCCTAACCGTGAGCCTTCTGGCGGCCTGCAATTTCTGCCGCAGCCCATGCCAATCGGAGGCGGCGCGTACCAGCCGGGTGGCGGCGGGCAGCGCATCGAGATGGGGCCGGTCACGCCGCAGCCCGATTTGATGATGCGCCCAGCTGTGATGCCGCAGCCGTACATGGGGGGCTTTTCGTTCCCTTTTGATCAAGCCCTGCCGGCCAAGAGCGAGGCGCCGACGGCGCCTGCTGCGCAGGGTTTTGATTCCATCATGCCGGTGCAGATGCAGGACACGCCGGTGCAGTCGGCTCCGGCGTATGCGCCAGCGCCGTACACCCCGCCCGCTCCGACCTACACGGAGCCAATGCAGTACACCCCGCCCGCTCCGTCCTATGCGGAGCCAATTCAGTACACCCCGCCCGCTCCGTCCTATGCGGAGCCAATCCAGTACATTCCGCCTGCTCCGTCCTATATGGAGCCGGAGCAGTACATCCCGCTCAACATAGCGCCGAAGTTTTCCCCGTTCGCCCGCAGCAGCCGGGAGATGCTTGAGTTAGACTTCTGACGATTTTTTAACACGAGAGGTTCATGCCATGAAGCCCGGACTCTATGCCAACATAAACGCCAAGCGCGCGCGGATCGCCGCCGGCAGCGGCGAGAAGATGCGCAAGCCTGGCGCCAAGGGCGCGCCGACCGCCGCGGCCTTCAAGGCCTCGAAGAAGACGGCGAAGAAGCGCGGGTGAAGACGCCGGCGTGGCAGCGCGCCGCCGGGAAGAACCCGCGCGGCGGATTGAATGCCAAGGGGCGCGCGTCGTACAAGGCGCAGACCGGCGGCACGCTGAAGGCGCCCGTCAAGGGAGCGCCAGATTCGCCGCAGGAGATGCGCCGCAAGGGCTCGTTCCTGACGCGCATGGGCTCGATGCCCGGGCTCCTGGTGGATGAGCAGGGCGACAAGACGCGCCTCAAGATGAGCCTCGAGGCGTGGGGGCACTACGGCGGAAAGGATAGCGCGGTAGCCAAGGGGCGGCGCTTGCTCGAGAGATACAGGAAAAAGAAAGATGGCTGAACGCAAGGCATGGTGGGAGATCCTGCGCGACCAGTTCGCGTCGCGCGGGCTGCTTGACCCAGAGTCGGAGCGGCTGCAAGAGGCCGCGCAGGCGGTCCCTGCCGCGCAGCGACAGGCGCGCGGGCTGCTGTCTCTGAACCCGCAGGCAGAGAGTGACGCCGTGCTCGAGATGGGCCTCGGCTCGCTGCCCGGCGTCGGCCAGGCGATGGCGCTGCGCGATCTGGAGCGCGCGCGCCGCGACAGAGACCCCGTTGCGGGGGCCCTTGCCGCGAGCAACTTCATCCCGTTTGGAAGCATCCTTTCTCGCATGCGGCGAGGGGGAGACGCCGGGCAGGTGGCGATGGCCGCCGACGGAAGCTCGTTTCCGACGGAAATGCAGCCCCAAAAGGATGAGCCGTACTTCAACCTTGAGGGGTTGACCACGCAGCCATCTAGAAAGGTCGAGATCCCGAGGTATGAGCCTCCGCGCGGCGCCCCAGGGTATATGCAGCGGCTGGCAAAAAATCAAAAAGCCTATGACCAGATTTTAAACTGGGCGCGCCGCGGAATGACCGAAGAAGGCCTCGGGTGGTACAACACGGACGCACTCAGGGGTGAGTTTGTCAAAGAATTTGGCGAAGATGTCGGCCAGAAAAACTACGAGAAGTACATAGACCTTGTTGCGGCCACCAGCGCCGGCGCAAAGACCCCGGCAAACGCAAAGATTGCCTCTTATTACTACCAGCAAGCGCTAAGGGGCGAGCCCGCCGTCAAGCCACCTAAAGGCTCCGGCTATGGGCACAAGGCCCAGAACCTGCACTTCAAGAACGCCGCAGAAATACTCGCCGGCGGCCAGCTTGACCCGATAAAAAACCCCAAAAGATTCACCTTCGGCGAAAACCTGAAGGGGAACTGGGACTACGCGACGGTGGACAAGCACAACGTCAGGGCGTTTGCTATCGCATCTAGAGACCCGGAGTTCATAAACAGCAGGCTGGCCGATCCAAAGGGCACCCCGAAGCCTTCGTGGTGGAACGAAAAAAAGCACGGCGCGTGGGATGCACAATCTTTCAACCCAAGGGAGTTTGTGCAGACAAACAAGGTGAAGTGGGAGACAATCCCGCCGACCTGGTTCAAGGAAGCGCCGAGCAAAACAGACTACAAGGCATTCGAGGAGCTGAACAAAAGACTCGCGAAAGACCTTGGGGTATCGCCGGCGGCCGCCCAGGCTGCGCTCTGGCTCGGCGCCGGAGAGGTCACCGGGCTCGGGTCTCCGCCTATTGCCTTCATGAAGGTCCTCGAGGAAAGACTCGCCGCCACCGCAAAAAAGCGCGGAATCACGAGAGAGAAGGCGCTTAAGGACTTCATCCAAGGAAAAGCGCCGCTCGCGAAAAACAAGCAGCAGCCGGTCCAGGATGGGCTGCTGTCACAACAAGATCAGGGGAGCATGTATGCCTAGCAAGTCCGCCAAGCAAGCCCGCCTCATGGCAGCCGCCGCGCACGACCCATCTTTCGCCAAGAAGGTGGGCGTGCCGATGAAGGTCGCCAAGGAGTTCAACAAGGCCGACAAGGGCGGCAAGCTTTTGAAGCGCGCCATGAAGAACCGCCCCAAGACCGGGCTCCTGGCTTGAGCGAGCGCAACCCGTACATCGACGCCGGCAAGGGGGTGCAGGCCAAGGAGCTGCTCGAGAACCCCATCATGGCCGAGGCCTTCGCCGAGCTCGAGCGCCGGTACATGGAAGCCTGGCGGCAGAGCAAGCCCGCCGACCAGGAGGAGCGCGAGCGTCTGTGGCTCGCGGTCGGCATCTTGGCCGAGATCCAGCGCCACCTGCGGGTGGTAATTGATAACGGCGTGATTGCGAACCGGGACATCGACAAGATTTCCGGTAGAAAGTGAATAATGGATTCATGAGCACTACCGGCACGGGTACACCCCCGGGAAACGTACAGTCCACGCATGATGTCTTCGAGCAGATGCTCGCCGCCGAGGAAGGCGAAAACGAGCAGGTCGAAGCGGAAGGCGTGGTGGAAGATGAGCCCGAGTTAGCGGCAAGCGAGTCCGCCGACGAGGGCGAGCAGACCGAAGGCGAGGAGGATGCCGAAGAGGCGCCCCAGCCGGGCCAGACGTTCCGCGTCAAGGTTGACGGGGAAGAAGTCGACGTCCCGCTGGATGAGCTGCTGAAGGGTTACTCCCGCACCGCGGACTATACGCGCAAGACGCAGGCTATCGCTGAGGCCCGGAAACAGGCCGACAGGGAAGCAGCGGCGGCGCGGGAGGAGCGGCAACGGTACGCACAGACATTGGCAGCCCTGGAAGGGTCGCTCAAGCAGCTGCAACCGCCCGAGATTGACTGGGATCGTCTCTATCAGGAGAACCCGGTCGAGTGGGTGCGACAGCGAGAGCTGGTCCGGTCCAGGCAAGAGCAGGCGGCGTGGGTGCAGACCCAGAAGCAGGCTCTGGTGGAGCAGCAGCAGGCTGAAGAGAGAGCGGAGGCCGAGAAGACCCTTGAGGCCGAACGCAGCAAGCTCTTGGAGGCCATGCCAGAGTGGCGCGACGCTGACAAGGCCCGCGCCGAGAAGGCGAAGATCGTCGAGTATGCCACCGAGCGACTCGGTTTCACGACCGAAGAGATCTCGGACATCTACGACGCCCGGGCCGTCCTGGCGCTGCGCAAGGCGATGATGTTCGACGAGCTGATGAGCAAGCGCGATCAGATGCGTCCGAAGATCATCCAGAAGGCCAAGCCCATGCGGGCTGGCTCTGCCTCCACGCCGCAGTCGTCCAAGGTCGTCGCATCGAAGGCCGCTTTTTCAAGACTCGCAAATAGTGGCAGCACGCGCGACGCGGCTGTCGTGTTTGAACAATTCTTGGAGTAACTTCTAATGTCCCAGACCAGCAATACGTTTGATACCTTTAACGCAAAAGGTATCCGTGAGTCCCTCTCGAATGTGATCTACAACATCTCGCCGGAAGAGACGCCGTTCATGTCGAACGTCGGCCGCGAGAACGTGAAGAACACCTACTTCGAGTGGCAGACCGATTCGCTCGCCGCTGCTAGCACCACGAACGCGCAGGTGGAAGGCGACGACATCACGACCTTCGACTCGACCGCCGCGACCGTCCGCCTCGGCAACTACACCCAGATCAGCAACAAGACGCTGCTCATCTCGGGCACCCTCGAGTCGGTGGACAAGGCCGGCCGTCGTTCGGAGTTGGCCTACCAGCTCGCCAAGCGCTCGGCCGAGATCAAGCGCGACATGGAGAGCATCATCCTCACCAACCAGGCGGCCGCGGCCGGCTCGGCTGGCGTGAGCACGGCGCTGCGCAAGACGGGCTCGCTGTTGGCCTTCTTGAAGACCAACACCGACAAGGGCACGGGCGGCGCCGATCCGGTGTACACCTCGTCCCCGACGGCGACCCGCACCGACGCGACCGCCGCCAACCTGCGCACCTTCACGGAGGCCATCCTCAAGTCGGTCATCCAGAAGGTCTGGGCGTCCGGCGGCACCCCCAAGGTGCTGATGGTTGGCCCGGTGAACAAGGCGCGCGTGTCGGGCTTTACCGGCATCGCGGAGATCCGCCGCGAGGTGACGGGCAACCGCCAGGCGACCATCATCGGCGCGGCCGATGTCTACGTTTCCGACTTCGGCAGCGTGAACGTGGTCCCGAACCGGTTCCAGCGTGAGCGTGACGCCTTCGTGCTCGACCCCGAGTACGCGGCCGTCTCGTTCCTGCGCCCGTTCAGCACGGTCGAGCTCGCCAAGACGGGCGACGCCGAGAAGCGGATGCTGGTGGTCGAGTGGGGCCTCAAGGTCAACACCGAGGCCGCGCACGGCCTTGCGGCTGACCTCACCACGACCTAATCGGGTGATGTAAACTCGGGGGCGCCGGTAATAGTGCCGGCGCCCCTTGAGTTGAGGTGAACATGCAATCGACGGGGAAAAGGCTTTTCGACTTCGACCCGACGACAGGCACCACGAAGTGGTGGCACTACGACGCCGACCGTGACGAGGCGACCATCGAGACGGTCTTCGATGTCGGCGACATCGTAGAGCAGAACAAGGCCCAGTATGCAGCGACCGACGAGAGGACGCGCTGGGGCGAGTGGAGCAAGGTGGCGTCGATTCCGATGCCGTTGTTCTACCGGCTGAAGAAGGATGGGATCATCGACGACCCTGCCGCGATGAAGCGCTGGCTCAATGACCCCGACAACAGATTTTTCAGAACACGGCCGGGGCGCGTATGAGCCGCTCGGTCGCGATTCTAATCCCGGCAAGGGACACGGTGATGACCTCGTTCGCCTATGACCTAGCGCGCGCGATGTCGTTCCACACCGCGACAACAGACGACCGTGTGCTGCTTTTCACATCGCACGGGACTCTGATCGCCTCTCAGAGAATGGAGCTTGCGCGGCAGGCTCTCGAGGAGAAGGCGGACTATCTCCTCTGGCTAGACTCGGACATGCGGTTCCCGAAGGAAACAATCGGGCACCTCATCCTGCGCGACAAGCCCATCGTGGCCGCGAATTATGCGACGCGCCGTATGCCGGTCAAGCCGGTGGCGATGATGGACAACAACGGCGAGATCGGGCGGGTGTATACCGCGCCGGACTCTGAGGGGCTCCAGCCGGTGGATTACATCGGCATGGGGGTGATGATGGTGAAGCGCGAGGTGTTCGAGAAGGTGGAGGCGCCGTGGTTTGCGATCCCCTACTCCACCGTCGGGAATCACTACATCGGCGAGGACGTGTTTTTCTGCCGCAAGGCGCGCGAGGCGGGATACGAGGTACTCGTGGACCATGACCTCTCGCACCAGGTGCGGCACATCGGGACCTTCGAGTATTCACACGAAGGCGCGTGGGCGATGAAGGAACAGGTGGATGGCCCTCAACTCATACAGCGCGCTTAGGGCGAGCATCGCCGACTGGCTGAACCGGGACGACCTCACGTCG